CTAGCCAATGTGAATATCGATGCTGCTGATCTAGTAGCCACAGACAAGCGAGTTCTTATGGCACAGCGTTTGGTAGTCGCAGGTTTTGATCCAGCAGAAACCTTGGCTGCTATGGGTCTGCCCGCTATTGCACACACAGGTGTTCCAAGCGTTCAACTTCAGGGTGTCGCACAGATTAATCCTGAAGATCCACAATCTGTCTATCCGGAGGGATAATGCAAGCACCTGCAACGCTCAATCTGAATTGCTGGCAAGGGGCATCATTCGATTACAACCTGACATGGTCGCTAAATGGCACAGCAGTTAATCTGACTGGCTACTCAGCAAGGATGCAGGTTAGAGAAACCTATGATGCTTCAACCGCTGTGATCAGCCTTACATCAGGAACTGGTATCACTCTTGGTGGAACAGCAGGCTCAATCCTGCTTGACATTTCAGCAGCGACAACGGCGGGAGTCCCCTCTGGTCAGTATGTCTATGACTTGGAGCTAGTGACTTCGGGAGGTTATGTCACTCGCTTGCTTGAAGGCAACTTCAATGTCGATCCTGAGGTAACTCGGTGAGCGTAATCACAGTCACAAGTGGCACAAGCATTGTTCAAGTCACAGCACCTAATACCGCAACTATAAGCACAAGCGGGACATTCGCTGCTGTCGTAAATCAGAACCAAGCAACGCTTGTTGACAACATCATCGGGGCAACCGCAATCGCTGAGCCTGCCTACATCCAGTTCAATGTCAATTCAGTTCCCTCTATTGCAGTTGGTCGCATTGGCTGGAATGACACAGACAAGACCCTAGAACTTGGCATGACCCCGACTGTGAATCAGAATGTCGGTCAAGAGCTTTTCATCTTGGCAAAGTCTTCGGATAACACCGAACGCACTAAAGGCAAGGCTGTCTATATCACAGGATCAGACGGCAATAACAAACTTGTCTCTTACGCACAGGCAAACTCAGAGGTTACTAGCTCTAAGACAATCGCAGTTATGGCAGAAACCATCAGCGGTGGAAGCAAAGGATTCGCTGCCAGCTTTGGACTTGTCAGAAACATAAACACGAACGGACTAACCGAAGGTGCAGCGGTTTGGCTGTCCCCAACAGTCCCCGGAGGTCTAACTTCCACAAAGCCAGTCCCACCAAATAACTCAGTCTTTATTGGCTATTGCGTTAGAGCCAATCAGAACAATGGAGTTCTCTTTGTTAACATTCAGAATGGATATGAATTAGACGAGCTGCACAATGTCAAATTCAATGGTCTAACCGATGGACAGTCACTTGTTTATGATTCCGCAACACAGCTCTGGGTCAATGAGACAGTCTTGGGCCAACCGACAGTTCTATCCGTTGGAACAGTTACAAGCGGCACAGCAGCAGCGGTAACAGTTACAGGCACAGCACCATCCCAGACTCTAAACTTCGTCTTGCCTAAAGGTGACAAAGGAGAGACCGGAGCAACTGGAGCTACAGGTCCGACTGGAGCGACTGGGGCAACAGGTGCAACTGGCCCGCAGGGGGCAAAAGGAGATAAGGGTGACAAAGGGGACACAGGCGATACAGGGCCAACTGGAGCAACTGGACCAGCGGGAGCAACTGGAGCAACAGGTGCTCAAGGCCCACAGGGCGAACAAGGCATTCAAGGCCCTAAGGGTGACACAGGCGATACTGGTCCGACTGGCCCTGCTGGTCCTACTGGCTCGACTGGCCCACAGGGCCCACAGGGCATTCAAGGAGAGACTGGACCTGCTGGACCAACTGGAGCAACTGGACCACAAGGGCCTCAGGGAATCCAAGGCGATACAGGGCCACAGGGTGCAACTGGAGCGACAGGCCCACAAGGACCTTCTGGCGTAGTAGCAGCCTCATCGCCGATTGTTTACAACGCTGAAACTCAAACAATCAGCATTAACACAACCGCAGGTGGAATCACAATCAATGGATCAGCAGTATCACTTGGGGGAACAATCATCGTAGAAGCGAGGCTTTCATAATGCCCTATTACATAAGCGATAAGAATCCTGATTGCTCTGGTTGGGCTGTCGAAAAAGAAGACGGAGAAGTCATCGGCTGTCACACAACCAAGCAGGGTGCTATTGATCAAATGGTTGCTGTCTCAATCGCTGAGGACATGGAGCCCGGTGGCGAAAGAGCCAGACCTACCGAACTAGAAGTTGGGGACTATGTCTCTTGGAATTCTTCGGGTGGTCGAGCCAGAGGGGAGATCGTGCAGATCGAGCGAGATGGCACAATCAATGTGCCCGATTCCTCATTTTCAATCACAGGCACTCCTGATGACCCTGCTGCTTTGATTCAGGTCTATGAAAGAGTCGAGGGTGGCTGGGATGATACTGATGTTTATGTTGGACACAAATTCTCTACTCTGACAAAGATTGACCCACTATCAGAACCAATGGATGAGCCTGATGACATGGATGATGATGAGGTCAGACAGGTAAATCTGACTGCACCTGCCTACATGAGGGCTTCTGCCCGCAGGGGGCTTGAGTGGTATTCAGAGGGCCTTGGTGGCGATGGTCTAGTAGATCGCACAATCAGAGAAGCTCGACAAATGGCTGAGGGCAATGTCTCAGCAGATAAGTGGGTTCGCATAGCTGCTTGGATTGCAAGACACTTAGGAGATCTCGATGCACCTGCTGCCAATCCAAACTCAGAAGATTTCCCATCACCCGGAGTTGTTGCAATGGCTCTGTGGGGTGGAGGAACTACAAAGCGTTCTGCAAGAAGAGCAATGGCCTATGCCGAAGGTGTAGTGACTAGACTAGAAGCCGAACAAGAGAGAGCAAACATGAAGCAAGAAACTAGAAACTTTGACGCTAACTTCGAGCTAAGAGAAGAAGGCGATGGCATGACCTTCATTGGGTATGCCGCAAAGTTTAACTCTCCATCAGAGGACTTGGGTGGATTTATCGAGACTATCGAGCCGGGTGCATTCCGCCGCTCGCTACGCTCTCGCAATGATGTCAAGCTATTGATAAACCATGACATGGGAAGAGTTGTTGCCTCCAGTAGAGCAGGCACTATGAAACTCTATGAGGATGAGATTGGTCTAAGGGTCGAGGCTCAGATTGCTCCGACTACCGAAGGAAAGGATCTTGCCATTCTCTTGAAGAGGGGCGATTTGTCCAAGATGAGTTTTGGATTCCAAGTCATGAAGGATTCATGGAATACTGAAATGACTCAGAGAGTTTTGAAGTCGGTCCGTCTTTTTGAAGTCTCAGTCGTAAGCATGCCGGCCTACCAATCCACAGAGGCTATGGTTCGCTCATTGGACAAGGCTGCTACTAGAGCACAGGTCGATGCTGATGCCCTAGCTGATGCTGTTCTCAAGCTGGAGGAAGGTGCAGACCTGTCTGACAATGAGGCAGAACTGATCAAGAAGGTCGTAGATTCTCTATCGCCTGTGACTCAGGTAGAAGAAGAAAACACCGAAGAGCCAAACCTGCTAGATCTAAAGCGTAAGCAGCTTGACCTACTACTAAAGAGGAACTAATGGCAACCAAAGACGAAATCAAAAAGACTATTCTCGCAATCGCTGGAGATCCATCGGTTGGCGAGATCTATTCACTAGCCGATAGGTGGGCTGAAGCTATCTGGAAGCTAGACAACAAAGATGTCGCAGTCTCAAATGACAGCGATAGAAACAGCGGCACAACGGCGTTTGCTGCTAAAAAGGAAACTCGCATTATTGAACCAACTGAAAAGCGAATCCCCTGATCGCAAGGTTTGGCGAGTAACCACCCCAGAGGGTCTATCCTTTCTACCTCTGGGGTTTTCCTTTTGCTAAGATATAAATAGGGCTGAGTGTAAGCACCGCCTGTTTTCAGTTTGCGTCAGCGTGGCTGAAGTCAATAAAAACTATTAGGAGACCAAAATGTCACAGTCCTTTATTAAGGCTCAGGCTGAGGCTCGTGCTAAGGCATGGGAGGAAGCAAAGGCCCTGCTTGACTCCGCTGCTGCTGAGAAGAGAGACTTGACTGCTGAAGAGCAGGGCAAGTTTGACCGCATTAACTCAGAGCTAGACGAGCGAGCAGCCGCTATTGAAACAATCCGCAAGGCAGAAGAGCGTGAGGCTAAGGCCGCATCTCTAACCAGCGGTTACGAAGTAACTCAGTCAGCTAAGTCTGACGAAGACTATGTTCGTGCTCTCGCAATGGGAGAGATTCGTTCTCACACATTCGAGCAGCGTGGAACTCTAACTCCATCAGGTTCTTCAGGTCTAGTGCCTCAGAGCTTTGTGAACCGGGTATATGACCTTGCGAGACAAGTAGGGCCGATGCTCGATGTATCTGAAGTCTTCACTACCACTTCCGGTGAAGACCTCAAGATCCCAACGCTCACTTCTTACAGCGTTGCCGGTTACGAAGCAGCAGGTGCTGAGATCGATGAGAGCGAACCGACTTTCAGCAGCATCACACTTGGAGCGAAGAAATATGGCTTCCTTGTTCCGGTAGCCCGAGAACTGATCGAGGACTCTGGCGTATCGATTGCTGATGTTCTTGCTCGTCAGGCAGGAAACGCAATTGGTGTTGCAGTCAATGCTGCACTAACTACTGGTGCAGGTGGAGCTTCTGCTCCAACTGGAATTGTTACCGCAGCAGGAACCGGTGTATCCGGAACCATTGCCGGTGGCCTCTTCACCGCAGACCAGCTCATTGACCTTGTTTACTCAGTCGATGGTGCAGTTCGCAGATTGCCGGGAACTGGATGGCTCATGGCCCCTTCAGCAATCCGCAATGCTCGCAAGCTAAAGACCACAGACGGATACTACCTATTCGAGCCCGGTCTAAACGGAGCAACCGCAGACACCCTTCTTGGATACCCAGTATTTGAGAACCCCGGAATGGCGGCTGTAGGTTCGGCTTCGGCAAGCGTGGGCTACGGATATTTGCCTTCATATAAGGTAAGAGTTGCCGGTGGTTTGCGAGTCGATAGAAGCGATGATTTCAAATTCGCCAATGATTTGAGCGTTTTTAGATTTGTTATTCGAATCGATGGAAATTTGTCGCATCAGGACCATTTCAAGATCCTCAGAGGCTCGGCTGCATAGTCATCCTCCGATATCTGGCAAGTCCCCTGACCAAAAGTCAGGGGATTTTGCTATTGTGGGGTAAGAAAGGAAATCATGAAACCAGAGCAACTAGATCTCACAGTAACAACTTTTAGCAATAGTCCCTACCAACCAACCGGCTATGGGATGCAAATAGGTCAGCTGATCGACAATCTTGCAAAGCATGGAGCGAATGTTGGTCATGTCTCAAACTACGGACTAGAGGGAAACAACTCAACGCACAAAACCCCTTACGGAGAAATCCCACACTACGCAAGAGGCTATGAGCCAATGTCGCAGGATGCACTTGCAGTTGGGCACAAGATGCAAATGGCTAAGAAGGATTGGAAAGATTACATTCTGACCCTATGTGATGTGTGGGTATTGAAGCCCGAATTGTGGCCTACTGATGAATTCCCAAACATTCTGAGCTGGACACCGCTAGATCACATTTCAATGCCACCTGCTGTCAAGAGATGGTTGGAGAAAGACAATGTCACTCCGATTGCCATGTCACCATTTGGACTTGAGCAGTTACAAGATGTAGGTATTGATGGAATCTACATTCCTCACTCCATCGATACAGTCAATACATTCAAGCGAACCGACAAGATTGGCAAGCAAGACGCTAGAGAGTTTCTGGGAATCAAGGATGATGATTTTTTAGTGATTATCAATGCTGCAAATAAGGCAAATAAATCAATTCACCGGAAGGCTTTCGCAGAGGCCCTGCTTGGATTCGCAGCCTTTAGGCAGAAAGTTCCGAACGCTTATCTATACATTCACACAGAGCCTAAGGGTATCTATGGAGGCTTTCACCTTCCTCGATTAGCTGAGGCCTGTGGGCTTGACATGAGTTCTGTCATCTTCCCTGATCCAATCGACTACAGG